ATGAAAGAAGACGAAGGAAAAACTAAGGAAGTCAAAGCGAATCCCTATAACCAAACAAAGTCTTGGCATACAGATGATGTAATGCCACAAGAATTTGTAAGTGCAGATAGTGGACCAGCAGATGCCAACACCGAACCTGTTAGACAGGGATTAAAATTTGCTACTGATACTAAACCTATCAACCCAAATTTAAACCAAGAGACAGAGGCGGCTACTTCGGATAAGTCTTTACAGGAATCAGCATTAAATGTTAATTCTAAACCTTATTCAAAAGTTGACTACAAAAAACGATACGATGACCTAAAGCGTTATTATGACAGGAAATTAGGTGACTGGAATACTAAAGAAGGAGACCTTAAAGCACAGCTTCAAGCGAACCGACCTAAGTACACACCACCAAAATCTAAAGAAGAGTTAGACTCTTTTAAGAAAGATTATCCTGACATTTATGGTGTGGTGGAAACTGTATCGCACTTGCAATCTCAAAATGAGATGCAAAGTTTACAAGACGAAGTTGGCTCTTTGAAAAAAGCTAATCAAGAATTAGCTCAAAGAGAAGCTCAATTAGAGTTATCGAAAATTCATCCAGACTTTAATGAAATTAAAGAATCAGATGACTTTCATAACTGGGCAGACTCACAACCCATGGAAATTAAATCATGGATTTATGAGAACAACAAGAATGGTAAACTTGCAGCAAGAGCAGTCGACCTGTATAAGAAAGACCGAGGACTTGTATTAGATAAAAAAACTACTACTGGAAAGCACTCAAAGAATGAAGGTGCTGATTTGTTAGTTAAAACTAAAGAACAAATTGGACAACCAACAGACCAACAAGTGATTTTCAAAAAATCAGATATTAATAAAATGTCTGAAAACGAGTTTATGAAATATGAAAAAGATATTTTAATAGCTCAAAGAGAAGGTAGAGTTGTCGAAGGATAATTTTATTTTTTCATTTTTATCAACAAGTAAATAAAGGAAATAAAAAATGGCACATTTCGCAGGTGGTTCCACAGTCAACTTTTTAGCAGCGACAGCAGGTCAAGCTAATCAGTTCTGGGTTCCAGAAATATATAGTAAAAAAGTACAACTTGCCCTTAGAAAAGCTTCTACAGTAGAAGCTATCTGTAATACAGATTACATGGGTGAGATTAAAAACTTTGGCGATACAGTTAATATCGTTAAAGAACCAGAAATGTCAGTTGCAGCATATACTAGAGGATTAACTCCATTAGTAAATACAACAGTAACTGACCAAGAATTAGTTTTAATAATCGACAAAGCTAATTATTTTCATTTTCAAATCGATTCTTTAGAGAAAAGATTTGGACACATCAACTTCCAAGAAATTGCATCTAATAACGCAGCGTATAAGTTAAAAGATACAATGGATGCGGAAGTTATGCAAAATATGTATGATGATGCTCACGCAGCAACAGCCATATTAACGCCAATTATTGCAGGTGGTGTTGCAGCTAAAAAATTACTTTTTGGCTCAGTAGCAGTTCCGATTGCAGTTAATCATGGTGCAGGAGCTTTAGATGTAGACCCTCTAAACTTCATGTCAAGATGTGCACAAGTTATGGATGAAAACAACAATCCTGATGAAGGTAGATGGTTTGTAGCAGCTCCGAATTTTTATAATTCGTTAGCAGATACAAGTTCTAAACTTTTATCAATTGACTACAATGCAGGAAAAGGTTCATTAAGAAATGGACTTGTTGCTTCTGGTTTAGTTAGAGGATTTTCTATGTACAAATCTAATAACCTTCCCTACTCTGCAGGTACTACACCTGTAATTTTGTTTGGTCATATGAGAAGTACTTCAGCAGCTTCAGCGATGAATACTGTTGAGTCTTTCAGAAGCCCAACAACTTTTGCGGATGAGGTTAGAGGACTTCACGTATATGGTAGAAAAGTACTAACAACAGCTTCAGTTGGAGCTGGTATTGTTACAGTAACATAATCATAACTTTGATAGGGGGTAGCAATATCCCCTATCATTTAATAAATATAAAGGAACTATTATGGAAACATTAAAAGTTATTGCTTTTGAAGCAAAACATTTATATAAAGAACATAAGAAAGTTGTTATTGCAACTAGCATAATTTTAATAATTGCAATAATAGTTTAAAACCTAAGTTAAGAATTCATATGTCAAAAGATTATAAAACGATAACTAATGAATTACTTGTCGAATTAAATGAGCCAGAAGTTTCTACAGTTGCTACTGGAGTTGGAATACAAAAACAAGTAGCTAATGTAGTTAATCGAGCTTATTTAGATATTGTAAATTCTGTAGATGATTGGTCTTGGTTAAATTCAGATGTACCTGATGACCCATATTATGGAAATACAATTATACCAACAGTCGTTGGACAAAGATGGTATCTATGTAAAGCAGGGTCAGCAAATATAGATTCTGATTTTGATTCAATAAATTGGGATATGTTTACTCTCGTAGACCCCAACTCACCCTACACAAATAATAAATTAGCTTTCACAACTTTAACAATATGGAGAACTAATTATTCATCTTCAGAAGAACAAGCTGCACGAACTGCTAGTTACGCTACACCATTAAGAGTTATAAGAAGTTCTGATGGTAGAAGATTTGGATTATCTCCAATACCTGATAAAATTTATAATATACATTTCTTTGCATATAAAAGACCTACTGCTTTATCAGCAGATACAGATACAGTTCTATTTCCAGAACAATACAAACCAGTTTTACTAGCAAGAGCTAGATATTATTTATATCAATTTAAAGATAATATTGCACAATCGCAATTAGCTTTAGATGAATATAAAAAAGGATTACAAAGTATGGCTGCGACATTAAATTCACCGCAACCATCTTATATGTCAGACGTAAGATTTACTTACCTCTTACCATAAGGATTAAAAATTATGCCAACTCAAGGTGCTTCCATTACAGTTGCAGGAGGATTAGATTTAGTATCAAGTAGTCATGCTTTATTTAGAACCCCTGGAGCAGCAACTATATTAGAAAATTTTGAATCATCTACAACAGGTGGTTATAGAAGAATTAATGGTTATACTAAATGGGGTGCAGGTGCTTCAGCTATACCTTCAGGTTCAGCACTAGATTCTATTACAGGAATAGTTTCTTATGCTAATGGAGTTGTAACTTGTCAAGGTTCAAATATTTATTGGTCAAGTGATGGTATTACTTGGCTTCAAATTAATAAAGATACTTATGTAACTAAGACAGGAACAGTTGCAGTTACTGCAGGTTCTGCAACAGTTACAGGAACAGGAACAGCATTTACAACAGAATTTGCTGTAAATGATAGAATACAAATTAATAGTATTAATTATAGAGTTTTATCTATAACAAGTGATACAGAATTAACATTAGATTATAATGTTGTTGCTACAGTTTCAGGAGTTGCTGTTAAAAAAAGTGGAATTGTTGCAGGAAGTTTATCTGCTGCTACTACTATTTCAAGAGCTAATCAATCAAATAATCAATTTATTACTTTTGAATCAGATGGTGCTTATGGTAGTTTATATATTACTGATGGTACTAATAAGATAGCAGAATTTCAAATAACTGTTTCAGGTGCAGTTAATACTTTTTACTTTGAAGAGTTAGAAAGGTCAGCTCCGACTAATCCTAAAATATGTGGTATATTTTCAGAACGATTAGTGGTTGCAGGTCAATCAGTTTCAACAAGTACAGTTGCTTATAGTGATAGGTTAGAACCTTATAATTTTACAGGAACTGGAGCAGGAGAAATAGATGTTGGAGATATTATTGTAGGTATTAAAGTCTTTAGAAATAGCTTAATTATATTTTGTAAAAATAGTTTATTTGAGTTGACAAGTCTTGATTCTACCCCTATACTTAAATCTATAACAAAAAATATAGGTTGTGTAAATGGAAACACAATTCAAGAAATTGGTGGAGATTTAATCTTCCTAGCACCTGATGGATTAAGAACAGTTGCTGGTACAGCTAGAATTGATGACATAGAAATTGGTTCTATTAGTAGAAAGATTTTACCTTTAATAAATACTTTGCTATCAAATATTGCACAGTATACTATCTCTAGTATAGTTATTAGAGAAAGAAGTCAATACAGATTATTTTATCATCAGTCAGGTCAATCGAAATCAGGACAAAAAGGAATTATAGGAACTTTTAAATTTGATGAAAATGGAGTTCCTGCATTTGAGTGGAGTGAAACTAAAGGTATGGAATTAAAGTTCTGTACTTCAGATTTAAATAATTCAAATGAAGAAGTTAAATTTGGTGCAAATGAAACTGGTTATATTTATCAAATAGATACTGGTAATAATTTTGACACTTCAAACATTAACGCAAAATTTCAAACACCAGATATGGATTATGGTGATAATGGTTTAAGAAAAAGTCTTTATGGAGTTAAAGCAAATATTAAACCAGAAGGAACACAACCAGATTTACAGATGAGAATTAGATATGATTTTGAATCTACAGATGTACCTCAACCTGGTGCAGTTAATGTAGGTACTTTATCTGCTACATCTTTATATGGTTCGGCAGTATATGGAACTGGAACATATGGAGCAGTAACTTTACCAAGTAAAAGAATGATAGTAACAGGAAGTGGTTTCTCAAATAATTTTAGATTTTTTAGTAATGACACAAATGCTGCATATGCAGTCAATGGATTATTTGTTTCATTTATAGCAGGAGGAAGAAGATAACATGGCAGGATACACAAGACAAAGTTCAGCAGAAATAGTAGATACTCTTACAATTGATGCAGTAGATTTAAATAATGAATTTGATGCTTTAGTTTCCGCATTTGTAAATACAACTGGACACAAACATGATGGTACTGCAGCTAATGGTCCTGTAATTGGATTAATTGGTGACGCTAATCTTGCTACTCCTTTAAATAAAATTTTAATTGATACAGCAAATGCTGAATTAGAATTTTATATTAATGTTGGAGCATCAGCTACAGAACAATTTAAAATTTCTGATGGCTTAATAGTTCCTTCATTAACTAATGATATTGATTTAGGAACAACAACTTTACAATTTAAAGATGCATTCTTTGATGGCACAGTAACTTTAGATGGCTTAACTATTGATGGAGCTACTTCTATTACATCTGTTAATACTAATATAACTGGTGGAGTTTCAGCAACTGATAATGAATTAGCTTCTGCAAAAGCAATTAAAGCTTATGTAGATGCATCTCCTGTTGGAGACCTTACTTCTATTGTAGCAGGAACAGGTTTATCAGGAACAGATTTATCAGGACCAATTCCAACTTTAACTATTGATACTGGTACAACAGTTGATAAAACAACTGTTCAAACTTTAACAAACAAAACTCTTACAAGTCCAGTTATTAATACACCTACAGGTGATGTAGTAACAATAACAGGTTCTCAAACTCTTACAAATAAAACTCTTACAAGTCCAGTTCTTGATACAGCTATTAGTGGTACAGCTTTTAAAGATGAAGATAATTTTACATCTGATTCAGCAACTGCTGTAGCTTCACAACAATCAATTAAAGCATATATTGCTACTCAAGTTTCTGCAGGAGACCTTACTGCTATTACAACAGGAAATGGTTTAAGTGGAACATCTTTAACAGGACCAATACCAGATTTAACTATTGACACAAGTATAACAGTTGACAAAACAACTACACAAACTTTATCAGCTAAAACATTAACAAGTCCAGTTTTAAATGGAACACTTAGTGGTACAGCATTTTTAGATGATGATACTTTAGCGGATGATTCTGCTATAGCAGTCGCATCTCAACAATCTATTAAAGCTTATGTAGATACACAAGTAGCAACAATTCCAGTTGGTGATATTACTGCAGTTGTTGCAGGTACAGGTTTAACTGGTGGTGGAACAAGTGGTTCTGTAACTTTAAATGCAGATGTTTCAGCATCAAGTACAAATACATTTACAAATAAAACTGTAGATGCAAATGGTACTGGTAATAGTATTACAAATCTTGAAGTAGCAGATTTAGCTTCAGGTGTTCTTGATACAGATTTAACAGCAGTTTCTGCAAGTGATGATACTTTAGCTTCTGCTAAAGCTATTAAAACTTATGTAGATTCTCAACCCCATTCAAGTGTTACAGCAAGTAGCACAACTACATTTACAAATAAAACAATTGATGTAGATGCTACAGGTAATTCAATTACTAATTTAGCAGATGCTAATATTAAAGCAGCAGCAGCTATTGATGCAACAAAGATTGCAGATGGCACAGTAACAAGTACAGAATTTCAATATATAAATACTTTATCAGCTAATGCACAAACGCAAATAGATGGTAAACAAGCTACAATTGATGCTTCAAGTAGACTAAACGCTAATCTAGTTGGAGATGGTTCAGTAGATGATACTGAATTTGGTTATTTAGATGGCGTAACTTCAGATATACAAACACAATTAAGTGCTAAAGCTTCAGCAGGATTTGCTGTGGCTATGGCAATTGCTTTGTAAGTTCTGTTGACAACAGAGTAAATAAAAGGTATAATTAGGATAATTCTATGGCACAAGATTTTGAAAGAACTTTAAAACAAGACATAACTTTACTTGCTTCTCCAACAGTATTAAGAGCAGCAGCAGATTCTGATGATGCAATCATAGGTATTAGGTGTGCAAACACTTCTGGTACTTCTGTGAATGTATCTGTTTATGTTAAAAATGGAAGTGATACATATTTTATTATTAAAGATGCACCCATCCCAAATGGTGGCTCTTTAGAATTAATTGATGGTGGCTCTAAAGTTGTATTAATGAGTGGTGATTCTATAGAAGCTTACGCTTCTGCAGCAACTTCTCTTGATATAATTACAAGTGTTGTAGATACTATCTCAGCATAATAATTTAAGGAAATAAGTTCTATGGCATATGTTGGAAAAACCCCAGCTAACGCAGTACTAACATCTAGTGATATTACAGATGGTGTAATAACTGCTTCTAAGATTGCAACTAATGCAGTTGAAGAAGCAAAAGTAAATGCTGATGCAATAACTTCTGCTAAGATAGCAGCAGGTGCTATTGTTGATAGTGATGTCAATGCTTCTGCAGCAATTGGAAATACTAAACTTGCTAATAGTTCTATTACAATAAATGGTTCAGCAGTTTCTTTAGGAGGTTCAGTTACTATAGGTGAGACTAAACCGACTGTAACTGCAGTAAGTGCAATCATACCTCCAAATATTGCAACAAGTGTAACTATTACAGGAACAAATTTTGCAAGTGATTCTACTCATGTACCAATTGTAGAAGCAGTAAGTTCAACAAATGCTTATACAAGTGCTTCAGTAGTTTCTTGGGCAAGTGCAACTTCTATTTCGGCAACCTTCAATTTACCTCTTGGAGATTACCGAATTAGAGTAGAGAATCCAGATGGTAATGCTGGAATGTCAACTAACGCAATTTTACAATCAAGCTCATCTCCTACATGGACAACTGCTGCAGGTTCTTTAGGAACTTTTGCAGCATTAGCAGCTATATCAGAAACAGTTGTAGCTACTTCAGATAGTGCAATTACTTATGCAAAAACTTCAGGAACTTTTCCTGGTGGTGTTACATTAGCAACTGCAACAGGAATTATAAGTGGAACAGAAACTGGAAGTTCAGCAACAACAACTTATACTTTTGAAATAACTCCAACAGATGCAGAAGCTCAAGCTGGAGCAGCAAGAGAATTTACAATGACAATATCACATGGAGCAACAGGTGGCGGACAATTTAATTAATGAATAAAATTATGGAGAATAAATAATAATGCCAGTTGGAACTACAAAAATAACTAGAACATTTGGTACACCTACCGATAGAGATAAATGGACTTATAGTGCTTGGGTTAAAATAAGTCATAATGGAGCTGCAATGGAACAAGGATTATTTCTTGGTTACATTGATGCAAATAATTATACTGAGTTATACATTACCGAAACAGGACAGCTTCTACTATATAATCATTTAAGCGGAAGTGCTGGTGGAAATATAAAAACAAATAGAGTTTTTAAAGACTCTTCAGCATTTTACCATATTCAAGTAGTATGGGATAGTGGAAATGCAGTTGAAGCAGATAGAGTAAAATTTTATATTAATGGAGTACAAGAAACTTCTCTTGCTACATCAACTTATCCTGCAATAGATACAAACAGTACAATTAATGGAAATAATTTACATGAAATAGGAGCAAAAGTAGGCTCATTTGATTTTGGTGGAGTTATGTCTCATGTTCAATTCGTAGATGGTTCAGCTTTAGCACCAACAGAATTTGGTTCTGTTGATGCGACTTCAGAAATTTGGAGAATTAAAACTTCTTGTTATGGAACTCCTGGAAATAATGGCTTTTGTTTAAAAATGGAAGATAGTTCTAATTTAGATTTAGATAGTTCTTCTAATGCAGCAACCTTTTCAACAACAGGAACTTTAACAGCAACTAAAGATAATCCTTCTAATAATTTTGCAACGATGAATATTCTGGATAAGGATAGTATAACTTTTTCTAATGGAAATACCACTCTTACTTGGAGTGCAACTAATAAAGGTACTAAATCAACTCTAGGTATGGCAGGTGGAAAGTGGTACGCAGAATGTAAAGCAACTGATGTTAATGGAGGTAGCAGCGGAACCTTAATAGGAGTAGGTACTGGTGCGAATTTTCCTAGTACTTATCTTTCAGCTACTAATTCTGGGTGGGGATATAGATGTCAAACTGGAAATATACAAAATGGTGCTGGGAATGAGGCTTATGGAAATACTTATACTGATGGTGATATAATTGGAGTAGCCATCGATGTGGATAATGGGTATGTCTATATGTCTAAAAATGGTGTTTGGCAAGATTCAGGAGACCCTACAAGTGGAGCAAGTGGAACAGGTGCTGCAAATAATCAACCAACTTATGGTGCAGTATTAAGTGGAACACAGTTTTTTGCTTGTTCGTCTTATGATACTGATGTTCTGTCTTGGAATTTTGGTAATGGTTATTTTGCAACAACAAGTACAGGTACAACAGAAGCAGATGACGCAGGAATCGGACAGTTTAAATATGACGTACCTACAGGTTATTACGCACTTTGCACAAAAAATATTAAGTTATATGGATAAGGATAATTAATTATGGCATACATTTCATTTCAACCAAAAGATTTTTTTAACTCATACGAATATGAGGGAACAGCATCTGGAGCTAAAGTTGTAACAGACTTGGGATTTCAACCTGATATGCTTTGGTTTAAACAGTATGATGCGACAAGGTCTTGGGTTAACATGACTTCTCCTCAAGGTGTAACAAAAGCAGTTTCTTCAGATAGTGATGCCGCTGAACAAACTAATTCTAATTATTTAGCATCTTTTGATTCAGGTGGTTTTACTACAGGAGCAACGCAGGATAATGGAACCAATACAAGTGGTGGAGATTATATGTCTTATTCTTGGAAAATGGGAACAACATCAGGAATAGCAACCAATGGTTCAACAACAATTACACCTTCAGCTTATTCATTTAATCAAACAACACTAACGTCTGTTGTAAAATATACAGGTAATGGAACATCAGGTGCAAAAGTTGCTCATGGTTTAGGAGTAGCTCCTGAAGTTATAATAGTTAAAAGTTTAACTGGTGCTGGGTCACAGAATTGGTGGTTATATCATGCTTCAGCAACTGACCCTGAAACCCATTATTTCAAATTAAACACAGCAGAAAGTCAAGATACATCTATTACTGCATGGAATAATACACTTCCAGATGCTGTAAATTTTACTCTTGGAGATGCTGGTGCAGTAAATACAAGTACAGGCACACATATAGCTTATTGTTTTGCTTCAAAAAAAGGATTTTCATTAATGACAAAAGGAACTGGGAATGGAAATGTTGATGGTCCATTTATCTATACTGGATTCAGACCTGCCTTTGTAATGGGAAAACATACTAATGGTGCTCAAGCTTGGTATACTATGGATACTAAAAGACCAGGATATAATCCAAACAATAATGCAATATTTAATAATACGACTGCTGCTCAAAATACTACTTATGCTTTTGATATATATTCAAATGGTTTCAAATGGAGAACAAGTGGCTCTGGAGAAAATGGTAGCGGTTCACCTTTTATATATATTGTGTTTGCAGAATCTCCAATCGTATCATCGAATGATGTACCTGGAGTAGCAAGATAATTATGGCACAAACAAAAGTAACATCCCCAGGTATAACAGATAGTTCAATTACTAATGTTAAAATAGCTGATGTAGCAGCAAGTAAATTAACTGGTGCTTTACCAGCAATTAGTGGTGCATCTTTAACAGATTTACCAACTGAAACAAAACCTACAATAACTTCTATATCTCCAACTGTTATTACTAATGCTCAAACAGCAGTAACATTAACTGGAACTAATTATGTAAGCGTTCCACAAGTTCAAGCAATCAATTCAACTGGAGCTATTGTCAATGCAGACAGTATCACTTACACAAGTGCTACAACTATTGTCGCTACATTTACATTAACTACAGATGGTACATATTATTTAAGAGTTGAAAACAATGATGGTAATGCTGTCAGAAGTACAACTGCTTTATTAACTGTTTCTGATGAACCTGCATGGGTTACAGCCGCAGGAAGTTTAGGAAGTTTTTCAGGAAGTTCTGCAATTGCTACACAAACTTTAACTTGTACTGATGCAACATCATTCGCTATAACAAGCGGAGCTGTTGCAACACCTTTAACATTTACAACAGGTGTTGGAAGTTGTACTATTACAGGTACACAAACACAATATTC